GCCAGCGGCGCGAACACCATGGCTTGCAGCTTGTTGATATCGCCGCCGGACGGCTCGACGATGGCGCCGCCCACCTGGTTATCCAGGTTCAGGGCCGCGATGACTGCTGCCTGATCGGCCAGGGCGGCATCACCCGCGATGGCTTCCAGGTCCACGCCGGACTTGCCGATTAGCTCGTATTTATCAGAGCCGGTACCGGAGGCGCGCTTGATCTGGATGCCACTGCTGGTGTTGACGTAGGTGCCTACGGGATGATCGACAGCGTCAATGGTTGCCCCACTGGGGTCGCTCACCATCAAGGTACGGTCAGCACCAGTGCCAATCCAGAATTGTTTTGGTAATGAAGGGGAAGTTGCCATATTTCATCCTTAACACTCGTTTGTTACCACATTAAAACCTGTCTATTTTGCATGACATATTGGTGTCAACTGTGCATTTTACCTCCACAATAACATCGTTGGTTAAACGTATGCGCAAATCTATATAATCAGACATGCCGTGGGTGATACCGACACTCACATCCCACGTATCATTGTTGTATAGCACCGCGTAATTGATTATTGCGCGCCCGTGGGCGCTGACTACCGCCAGGGTGTATTGGCATCCCACCTGCACACTGTCCGGGGGAAAACCGTCGATCTGGTACCACTCCCCATCCCCAGGGATCGCGACGGAGATCCGTCCGACGCCACACAATGCGCACCCATCCCCGTTGGGGATTTCGGAAACATCATTTCCGATAAACGCAAGTGGACGGTGTAAAGTCATTTTTTACGCACGGACACAAATATTTTGCGGATTAAACTGGAGTTCCGTATCTGAGATGGCGTGCCCAACAATCTGCACTCGATTACCACTCCCCGTGGGCGCGGTTGTCGTGATTCCGCCCGCCGTTGTAGAGAGGAAATACCGCGCTCCCTGCGTCAACCCCGTTCGCGCTGAGTTGACACCCGACAAATACACCAGCGCTGAAGCGCCGTCTGCAAATGAATCCACGACAAAGCCTTTGGCTTCAGTCCCAGCCGTTGTGGCATCTGCGCGTCGCGCGGAGAGGGTCCCGGCGTCATCAAAGAGATTAACCACATCCCCAGCGCTCAACGCACCAGATGCTGGTACAAGTTTTGTTGATGCACCCACGCCGGTGGGCATCATTGTCAGGTCCAGGCGCCCGTCAACGCCCAGCGCTGCAATTTTTCCGGCACTCCCCGCCCCAGCCGATGCGGTTGATGCCTCACGCTCAACGACATCCCCCTCAGGAGTCGCAAAAAGATATTTATCAGCCACGTGTTATAGCCCCAAGTTAAAGATGATCGAAGGTGTACGCATTACCTCTATCCGCGTTGGCGCCAGCGCCAGCGCAATCCGTGTCAACTGCCCAGCCGTGGGTGGTATTTGAGCCAGCACCCCGGCGCCCCCAACAAAAATCGGTCCCCCCGGCGTCCACTGCCACCCTGGGTCAGTCATATCTCCGGCCCGCTGGAGGGTGACACTCTCCCATGCTGCGGCTGCCCGCACACTGATACCAATGGTTTTATTTGCGTGATCAACGCGCCCGGAATCGGCATAAATCGCGTTCCCATCCGCATTTACCGTCACGGCCCTCCTCGCCCCGATTGGCACCGCCGCCGTGAGCCGGATCACACCCCACTCGGTCTCCACCGGCGGCGGAGCGATCGGCACCTGGGGTTGATAACTGCTGCCACCTAGAGGGTATTGCCTGGCTGCCGTGGCGAGCGGGTACGCCACACCGTCTACAACACGCACCCGCTGTCCGGGTTGGAGCGCCGTGAACGCATGCGCGGAGACGGCCCCGGTCCCGGTGACGATATCCACCCGGCTGCCGCGCACCGTCGTGACTGTGCCGATAACGCTCCCGCCGCCCGGTTGCCGTAGCAGTCTCGCAATATCGGCGGCGGGTGTTGCCATGCTAATTCTCCATTATTTTCTCGATAGATAGCATTGTCAGGAGCTGCCCGTCAGCGGCAATATGGCGCACTCTGGATACCTGACCGGTCCAGAGAGGTTCGCCCTCCACCCCGACCCGCACGAGTTGACCGACACGTACTCCGGGACGATGCAGGGCCACAGTCTCCACTCGGCTCCGGCGGTGGGCGGACTCGTCCAGGGCGGCACGGCCACGGGAGAGGGCGCAGGCGTCGGAGCCGATATAGTGATCTGTAATATCCGGACCGCGCACCGATCCAGCGCCCCGGTAGACCTCTATGGAAATGGTCAACCAGCGAGCCCCTCCACGAGCACATTGATCGAGAAGCTTTCTAGCCCTCCCAATGTTTTTGGCGATACAATGCCACGGGCTTCAGGGGCGGCTTTGTATGTAACACGCGCCACGGCAAGTCCTTTTTTGGCCGATTTAACTGTAACACCATCAGGCTGTAGCGACAGGCTCCCGAGAGAGGTTCCCATCCACACAACTTTGTTTTGATCTATGCTTGTTGCCGGGAAATCAAGCACACCTTCATTAGCATCGTCAAAAAACACGTCGGATTCTTTTTCAACCGTTCCGACGGATTTTGTTACAACTGACCCCGTGCTGGCGCGAACCGACTTTACTTTTACGTTTTCTGATTTATAGATCAAAATGTAAGCCGTATCGCCAGGATCAAAAGATGTTCGTCCTGAATTCAGCCCCTCCGGCCTACTGTCCACCTCGACGCTCAACACCTCGCGCCCTGTGGCACGCTCGCCAAAACTCAATCGCGTCGTCGCCCTCAACTGTGCCATGCTATCCTCCAATGACCTCGGCCAGAATTTCTTCGTCCCTCGGGTCTGCTGCCGCCCACTCCTGCGCCTGCGTCCGATATTTGATCCGAAGCAGCGACGTGCCCGGGAGGGATGTAGCCACCTCGCGGGAGCCCTGATCAAACGACACCGTGCCGAGGCTCCGGTATTGCCACTTTGTGGACACGACCGACCAGATCGGATACCGAGTGGTGCCGTAGCCGTCCACAATATCGACCAGCTCCTCCTCGGTCCGTGTCATCGCCCCCCTCGGTGAGAGGGACACCGCCCCGTCTCCGGAGTGGCTGGCCGTCAGCGCGGTCCACGGGACCGGGTAGGCGCGCAGCGTGCCCCGGTAGCGGTCCGTCTCGTCCTGCTCATACTCGACATCCAACCCGCCGACAGCCGGAGGAACGTCGGATATCGCAACCCGATCAAAAAACTCCAGGTACTCGTGGGACTCCGACACGGACACCACGTCCTCGTCGGTCAGATCGTGCGCCGGGGTTGTCGTCCGCCAGTCTGGGACCGACACCGGATAGCGCGGGCGACAGGTCACAGACCCATCCGGATGACTATCGATCACACCACCCGCCGCCGCCACAATGGCCCGCGCCAATGTGAGTGGATCACCGCCCTCGATGGCCACCCGCCCCGCCGGGATGCTCCAGTGCGGCAGTGACCACGCGACCGATCCGATCAGCTCCGTCACCACTGCGTATGCGTCCACCGGGCCGGCCCACGTCCACGTCAACGGCGCGGCATACGGCAACCCACGCGCCGCAAGGGGGCTGATTCCGGAAATGCGCAGGTCTGGCACAGCGCCGTATTCGGAATGTGAAAAGTGACGTTGGTCCACGAACAATCTGAAAATCTCGCCATACAAGTCCACCTGGATCGGATCGCCCAGGCGGATGCGCGCGTAGTCCGCGGGGCGCGTCAGGGTGATATCGGCCAGCCAGACATGCGACCCGTCATCCGCCCGCACCTCCGCCCGCGCTATCGGGATGCGCCGTCCCTGGTGGATCAGCGATGGCTGATCACTGATCAGGCGCACATCCCCGGAGTGGATTGAGAAAATCGCCCGCCGATCCACGACCACCGGGTCGTGATCCAGGATCTCGAAACGTGCCTGCCGGTCCACGCTGGACGGAGATGTCATTGCGAACGGCGAGAAACGATCCGCGACCACGAGCGGCAAAATACTCCAGAACGTCTGGCGCTCCGCCTCGACCGGGATCATGCCGCCCCACGGGGAAAAACGCTCCGCCGAAACCGGGGACAAATCCCCCCACGGGACAAAACGATCCATCTCCACAACGGCCATGCTGAACGGTGCGAAACGGTCCACCGACACAGGATCAAGCTCCAGGATCATGAACGGTGTCGCCCTGTCCACCTCGACCGGCGCATTGATCGTCCACAGCGTCAGCCGGTCACGCCCGGACACCCGCAACGCCGACTGCCGAAACCGCCGCTCCGCCGCCACCTGAATCCCGAACGGCGAGAATCTATCCGCCCTGGGGCGGGCTTCCAGCGGGAGCAGCTCCCATCGTCCCCTGCGATCCGCCGCAGGGCGCGCTTCCAGGGGCAGCATCTCCCACCGACCCATGCGATCCGCGCCGGTAAAAACTCGGTACGGCTGATCATGCGTCACACCGGCGGTGGCGTCCGTGTAGCGCTGGACGTGTCCAATACCCGCCAGGGCGCGGTACGGCTGCGCGTGTACGATGGTGGTGGTCAGGTCCGTGTAGCGCTGGACGTGCCCAGCACCCGACAGGGCGCGGTAGGGCTGCGCGTGTACGATGGTGGTGGTCCGGTCCGTGTAGCGCTGGATATGCTCAACGCCCGCCAAGGCGTGATATCGCTGCGCGTGATCCGCGCCTGCCAGGGCGTGATACCGCTGGGCTTGATCCGCGCCTGCCAGGGCGCGATACGCCTGGACGTGCGTCACCGCGATCGCCGCATCCGTGTACGGTTGAACGTGGATGACCACAAGGTCCGCACCGGGCACCAGGAAATCCACCGCGTCGTGCGCCGGCGGCGCGTAGTCCTCGGGGATCGCCTGGAAACTCACGGCGTCATTTACGGGCGGAGTGTAGGCCACGAGTTACCAGTCTGGTGTCACATGGTGATGGATCGGTCGTGGGTATTCGTCTGACGCCGTAGGGACATGCGCGACGAAAATCTCTCCGGCATACTGCCCAACCGCAACCCGGTACGATCCGTCGGCAGCGGGCGATGCGCCCCCCAGCAACGCGCCCGTGTCGTGGCGGTAAGCCCGGATGGTGGACTGGTCAGGCGCTGGGCCGTCAACCGTGCCTAGAATTTCCCGCACCGCGCCCACAGTGAGCAGCTCCTGCCCACCAGGGGAGAGCAGCGGCTCGCCACCCGGCGAGAGCAGCAGGTAGTCAGTAACGGCCATCAGAGCCTCCCGGCGGCGTAGTGGGCGGCGATTTCGGCAGTAGTCAGCACACGGGAATAGAAAGCAACGTGACCCATATCACCGGCATATGAATAGCTTGCTGTTGAGTTATCTTGTAACCTGCCGATATCTATTTTAGAAAAATATGAACCATATCCGTTACCGGAATTGCCCTGATCGTTTTGCACTGCCGCGCCATTGACAAACACACCTATAATGCGAGCGGACGCGTCCCACGTAAAGCACAAGTGATGAACTTGCCCTGCTGGGACGCTTCCTGCGCTGCTGTATCTTCCGATGCGCTGTGATACGCCATATCCCACCTGATACCCAACATAATTCCCGGAGCTGTTAAATATATATATCGGGTGAAGCGATTTGTGTGATGCTGGATAAATGCCCAAAAGCCTTGAGCTCATCGACCCGGTAAACGTTTCGTCGGGACGTATCCACATTTCTATCGTATGGTTGGATGCATCCGGCGTTTGAAACGCGCTTGGAATCGCAGTATCTACAGATATATAATCCGCTTTATTGCTTGCAAATGTTGCGGATGTGCCGCCTTTACGTACGAGCAAGTCCGACCCAAACGTAACGCCAGAGACTATCGTAGATACGCCGCCGACCAGATCAACGGCGGGCTTTTTATCCTCATTCAGCGGGAAATACAAATCAGGCAAATGCGACAGCACCAAATCACTATAATTCTGCATTGATCCTGCTGTTGAAAAGAATTGATGCGCATGCATTATGCATATCCTGTTGAGGCATTGGCCAATATTTGGACGCTATTGCCATCGTCGTAATATGCGAGCAGGATTTTGTGGATACCTGCGGCGCTCACATCCGGCGCCTGTCCTCCAGACCAGACGGTGCCGGGCGGCCACGTGACCAGGTGTCCCGATGCGCTTTGCGTCAGCACCAGCACCACCGGATACTCAAATCCAGCGTCCGCGTTGACGACATTGACGGCGGTTGCCTCGGAGAGGGCGCAACGAAAGGTATTGACACCGCTGGATACGTCCAGGTTGAGCACGCCGCCGCTCGACGCCACCACCGCCACCGGCTCCCGATATCCCCGGATGGTCATGCGGGTGTGAAGCGTCTCGATCGAGACCCGCTTGGCGGTGCCGTCGGCGTGCTCGGTGGCGTCGTCTGGATCGATCAGATAGAGCAGATCGTTTTCGTCGACCGCCGCCTGTTCCGGCAAAAATCTTGTGTTAACCGCCATTTAAAAGCGCCTCCAATTGCGCTTCCAACGCCGCGATGCGCGCATTGGCCCGCTCCAGCGCCTGGCGCTCCAGTGCGTCATTCAGGGCCAGCACCTCCATCAGTCCGAGGGCCTTGTCGCGGGCACCGCGCACGTGCTCAGACACATTGTCGATGGTCAGCTGACTGATCTCGCCGGTCTCAAGACCGCCACGTGCCACGATGCCCAGCATGTCGGCCGCGTAGCTCAACACACTGACAATGCCCTGCACTTCGGAGAGTTCTTGTTCGGTCATTCCGACGCTCCCCGCACCACCAGTTGCACCCGATTATTGGCCACCGAATCGATCCCCGCCGGGACGATGCGCCGCTCCCATATCGAAGCTGCCGCCGGATGCGTGGTCACGGTCAGGGTGTCGCCCGCTGCCCACGTCCCACCCCAAGCGGCGGCGGGCAAGGTGAAATATGGCCGGGTAAAATCTGGATTTTGCGGCGCAAAATCGGACCCCGTATTGCCGGACCCCAGCGCGCCCAGGCTATCCCCAACGCAGTCAAAGGCGGTGGCGGAGGTGAACGTCAGGGTAAAAACCTGCTCGACCGAGCCATTCCCGTCCGGGGCAGCCTGCACACCATCAAAAGTCCCACTGGTGGAGGAGATAGCCGTGGCTATGCTGGCCTTGATATCCCCCAGCGGCAGCACGGATGCGACCGTCACGCTGGCCCCGCTGTTGTACTGGGACTGGACCGTCTCGCCAGCAGTCAGCGTGAGCGTGGCGGTATTGCCGGACCAGGAGACCGCGCCGCTCGCCGCCAATCGCAAAAACTCACGCGGACCGGAAGCCGTTGAGATGGCGATCAAATCCCCATCCTGGAAAACCGCGTCCACCGCGTCCTCTACGTCTACCGACAAGGACGTATCCCCAGCCAGCACCGTGGCGTGCAGATCGCCCGAGCCGTAATACCGCGTCGGGGATAGCCCGCTCCGAAAATCGGTCTGCGTGCCCAGGCGGATCAGCGTCCGGTCCCCGGCGGGCGTCGGACCCAGAACAAACGCAGCGGCACCGATCAGCCCAAGCGAATCTTGGTTGCGCACGTGGACAAAAACCTTGCGCCATGTTTCCACGCCTTCGGCGCGCTCGGTTACGGAGATATCCGGCCAGACGTTGTTCATTTCGTCCGACGGGATGGCAATGGAGGTCATCACGCCACCGTTCGCGGCGGGATCGCTCACCCATCCGAAGGAGCGGCAAATCACAATCTCGTCATTCTGGACAGCCATTTATGCGCTCTCCCCGATGATGGCCAGGTTGGTGCCCGTCACTGCGATGCTCGCAGCGCCAGCGGGGATGATCCGCTTTTCCCATAGGGGGACCGATCCCGGCGTGGTGGTGATCACCAGCGTGTCGCCAGCAGCCCACGCGCCGCTCCAGGCGGTAGATGGCAACGTAAAATAGGGCGCGCCAACGCCGGCGTTGTCCGGGGTAAAGTCCGCTCCGGTGGAGCCCGTTGCCACATTGCCGCCGAGGGAATCCCCGTCCAGGCGGAACGCGCCCGTGCTGGCATTGGTGATCGTGAGGGTCCAGGTCTGGCGGATCACGCCAACTGCACTCATGCTGATCTGCCCGGTATCGCATGTCCCACCAGTGGACGACACTGTCACATCGGATAGACGCGGCAGGATATCGCCGGGCTGCACGACGCTGGAGATAAAGATCGGCGTCGCGGCGTCCCATGCGTAGGTTGTGCCTGGCGCGGTCAAGGTGATGGTGGCCTCTCCGCCGTCGTAAGTAACAGTCTCCACGGTACGGTATTCAGAGCTGCCGCTATCTGCCGCCCGTCGCTGATTGGAAATGCGCACCAGATCGCCCGCCTGAAAAGGCCGGAGCGTGGTTGTGGTGCCCATGAGCGGATGTTCGAGCGTGACGACAAGTGTTGTCGCCCCGAGCGCCGCGCTATCCCGCAAGGTGCCGACGCCGTAGTGCCGCGCGCCGCTCGGAATCTGATCCTGCGTGTCCACGTGGCTGCCGGTATACTGGAGCAGGCAAAAATCATCGCCGTCCGATGGCGCCGTGTAGCAGATTTTCGGGTCCACCAACTCAATAAACACCATGATCCGCGCGTAGGTCTTGCGCAGCTTCGTGCTGCCCGCCGTGCGCTCCGTTTGCGGCACGTCTGGGAATAATCCCTTGACATTATCAATAATCTCAACCGTTGATTCACGCCCGCCGTTCTGGGCAGAAGTGGTGTCGGAGGTGAGGGACGACTTAAAAAAGCGGAAGTCTGATGATTGGATGGGCATTTCTAGTCATATCCCAGCATGTAAGTATTCAACTCTTCTTAATGAATCTTGATGATGCTTGATCATATGGGCTTTATGATTGTCTGCCTCGCCTATCCAGATCCAACAGCAACGCCAAAGCCAGGGTTAACCACTGTTGCACGCATAAATGGATGGCTTGGTATTATCATATTAGCGTTTACATCATTCCTCTTGTGCCGGTGGAAATGTATTCCCTTTCGCGCCGCTGACCGACTCCACGGTGGACATACGCCCACCGTTCTGAGCAGGGGTGGCAAAGGATATTTGTTCTGATTTGAGGAACTTTAAATCACCTGGCTGAACCGGCATCTTCCACCTCATTAGCATCGAAAAATATTGAACGGCTTAAAATATGGCTCCCATTCAGGGCACATATCGCTTAAATTGACCGATTCAGTTCTTATCCATGTCCTGAAATTATTGTCGCGCATCGCGTAAGTGAAGTGGCCACGGAACAATGTCGCCTTCAGAACGTGGCGCACACCTTTTTCCTGCCCCAGAAGTTTGGGCGTCCACTGCCCAATCCTTGACCATGAATGTAAATCCCTGCTGCGATATGCGACGACAAAAAACCGGTGTATCCACGGAACAACAGATATCAACGCGCAATAGTCGGACGGACCGACAGGATATATCTTTGGAGCATACATACCTCTGTCGGACTCCCCCTGGACAGACTCAAGGCCATCCGGCCACTGCCACTCGCCAAAATGAATACCGTCGTCAGAAAGCGCATAGAAAATAGTATAATTTTCCGAAAATCTGGGATGTTTTGCATCCCCAGCAGCAGCGACTGTGAAATACCCAACATATTTCCCGTCCGGCCTCTTGATGACAGATGCGCCCTCCACCTCAGGGAAGAACTCATCTCCTGTAATGATTTCATCCTCATGCTCCCATACTTTAAGATCGCGTGACCTAAATGCATGAATAGCACTCCTATATCGTGACGGGTCGTCGGCATGTTCCATGACGGTGATATATAACCTGACAAAATCCTTTTCCTTGACGATCCACGGATTATGAACACAATCGTTAAACTCAAGAACCTTCACAGGTTGCGCACCACTGCTTGGCATAAGCCAAAGATCGTAATTCCTCTCATGGTTATCTCCGTCAAGAGAGGCTATAAACAGCATTTTCACAATGCCATCATGCTCCATGAGTAGTGGCGTATTGACCGCAAACCCGCCGATATCCTCTGGATCAAGACAAAATGGCATCTCCGATGAAACACAAAGCCCAGGTACATCACGGCGCAGCAATAATGTCATAGCTAGCCTTCTCCCCCTCGATCCACCCAACCAACCTGTTCTGCTGTGTAGAACCAGCGCCTCTAGCCATGAGCACCCGGGACACGCTCCGAGGATCGATTCCAAAGTCGGAACTGTCAGGCCTCAGTGGAACTGTCGTGATTTTGCCGGACTGGAGCCCTGTGATTCTCGCCCAGCTATCGTACCATATGGCCGGTATTGGTCTATCCAACGCCAGGAATTGATACCACGCCTCGTAACTTTTGTGTCTCCATTTCTCAAGAACAATAGTTCCTACACCATAATGATCAGACACAATAAAACGCTGAAACAGACCAAGGCTTGGCAAATGTAATGACATGATTAACCAGCCTGTGGTGTGAGCGGCGGTTTTATGATGAATTTTATAGAGCGACTATTATCCTCGGAAGTGAAAAGCATCTCTGTCGCATTGCTGACGAAAACACCTTCACCAACCGAGAACGTTTGTTCTTCCCTCGCCACTTCTGTAAAGGTCGCTGTACTTTTAAAATACGCTCCGAGTGGGTCAGTGATGGATGCAATCAGCATGCGCTTAAATTTTCCATCTACCTTGACATCCGTAATGTATTCAGTAACTTTGCAATTTTCAATTACTGTAGATACGTCCCCTTCTTGATACGATACATTTTTGATTGCACTTCCATCTTCAACTAGCATCCTAGCAATTAGATTGTTTAGTGCTTCCGACATAGTTTCGATTGACGGCAATTCTCCTGACGGCGATCCGTCATCAAGAGGTGTAAAATCAGGGGAAAACCCTCCAGCACTTGGAATTAAATCAAGATTTATCTCCCGCTCCAGCCCAACGCCCAAGCCCTTCACCTCAACGCAACAAATGCCATGTTTCCCAATTCGGTAAGTCCCAATTGGTAACCACACACCGATCTCGCCCGCCTTGGGGTGGCTCGGCTCCGCACGCGTAAGCGTCTGCCTACAGGGCGATGTAGTGGTGGGCGAAAGCTTCGTCCCGGCTTTGGGCGCAGTCACTTTGGTGTTTTTGGCCGGATAATCCGGCGTGATCCACTCGACGACCACCTGGCGCTCCGCGTCCGCCCGGTTGGATACAATCACCTCCCAATAGACGGGAAATTCAATTTGCCCGAAATCCCCGGCATCGGCCATCGCTCCGATTGGGCGCCCGACACACACCTCGCCCCAACGGAGAGACAACCCGGATTCGACTCCGGATTGCCCGCCGAACTGGAGATGGACAGCAGTGGAAAGTTTTTTCATATCAGGCTGTTACGGTTTCAAGTTTGAGCATGCCGGTGAAGGTGTCTGCCAGCGGCCAGATCGGCTGGACGGATAAGGCCGGGGAATCGTGATGACGCACGATAACGTTAAGTATCACGCCATGATAATTTAGTACCGACACGGCGCCAGGCTGTGACGCCAGCGCGGAGAGAGCGTCCACCTGCGCCTGGGTGAGCCACGCCACGCGCTCCTGCCACTCCAGGGTGATGGGCTGCCCGGCGATCAACGGCGCGGTGAAAACGGTTTGCGTCCCGGCCAGGCTGCGGATGGTGCTTTGCGCCACGGGCTGCCAGTCGTATCGATCCGTCCACAACGTCTGATCCGGCAAGACTATCCCACCAAGCAGCACCATCAGCGTCCCCTCGCCAAACGCGCCAACTCACGCCTCAACGTCTCCGCCGTGCTCTGCTCGGCCCACAGGGGCAGCGGCTTGGCGGCGCCTGGGAGGGTCAGTTCGATCCGCATTACGCCCGTTTCCGGGATCGAGGCAGAGCGTATCGTTCGCAGGGCTGGCAGGTCCGGAAGGCGCAGATTGCTGACGATCCCCCCCTGGGCGAATTTCGGCAGATGCTTGACCCAGTCCTGCAATACCGGCGGAGACGCGCCCCGCATCCACTCCAGCAGCGGCAGCGCGACCCGGGTCTGTGCGGCTGGCAGCACGTACTCCCCATTGGACAGTGCCGCGAAAATCGAGTCATCCGTGGGGCCACCCGGGCCGCTAATCAGTCCACCGGAAGCGAATCGCCCTACACTTTTGGTCGGCGCATCATTCCGCACGTCCAGCGTGGCCGGTATTTTGATGTTTTTTCTCTTCAGCTCTTCTTCAAGCCACTTCAGTCCCTCTTGGAATTTTGCCGGGTCCATGCCAACCGGCATCTTGAACCCCTTGATGGCGTAGGGCTCGATGGTGTTGTCGATCCCCTCTTTCATCTCGGACGTGTCCACCTGCACTTTGACCGGCTTCTGTTCAACCTCTTTTACAAGCGAGTCAAACAGGTGTTCATCCTCTGGCGCCCCACCTGGCTTGGATTTCCCCAGGGCGGCCAGGGAAACGCCTGCCTTTTCCGCGTTGATTTGCAGCTCTTCAAGTTTAGCGTTGACGCTGTCCAGCTCTTGTTTGGCATGGGCAGCATCCGCTTTGAGTTCTATTTCCTTGGTCTGTTCTTTCGGAATCTCCTCCAGGAAGCGCTTCAGCTCCTGGACCTCTTTTTTAGCTCGCTCCATCTGGTCCGCCAGGGACGCGGTCTCTTGCCGCTGCTTGCCGTACTCTTGCCGGGCTACCGCCTCCTGGGCGCTGTGAATATCGTCCAATACCTGACCGGCGGCCTTGATGCCGGAGATGGCGGTCCCGGCGTCTTTCAGCCCGGCGGCCAGCCGTTGCGCGTCGCGCGCCTGGTCCTCGGCGAGGCGGCGGTCCGACTGAGAACCGCTTGACGCCAACTGCTTGGCGCGGTTGATCTTTTCCGCGATTTCCTGCTCGACGTCCGCCTCTTTTTGCCGGTCGGTCATCCCCCGTCGGCGCACGTCGCGGATCATCCCATCGGTGTCCAGGGCGGCGCGGCGGCGGCTGTCTTGCAGATCGGCGATGCGCTTGGCCAGCCGCTCTTCCGCGCGGATGCTCTCATCGATGGCACGCTCGCGTTCAGAGATTTCCTTCTTGATCGTGCTGATCTTGTTGTTCAGGACTTCGCGCGTCAGCCTGGTCTGCTCGGCGGCCAGCGCCTTTTCCGCCTCGGCGACCTTGCTGGTGGCATTCTCCCGCTGCCGGGTCAGATCGGCGTATTGTTTTTTTATTTCGGCGGTGGCTTGCGCCGTTGCGCTTGCGGCGCCTTGGGTCGCATTTCCGGCGGCGGTGGCCAGGGCGGGGCGTTTGGCCAGCTCCAGCCCCACCGCCTGGGCCACGGCCAGATATTCTTTTTCTTCCGCTGCGAGACGGGCAATCTCGTCGGAGTGATCCGTGAAATAGCCAGCGATTGGGCGCTGCTGTTCCAGTTCCAACCGCTGGCGCTCGCCCTCGATGGCCTGTAATTTCAGCCTGACCATCTCACGGGCGTGGACCAGATCATCGTCGCTCAGACCTGGAAGCAGCGCCGTATCAGCAACCGCGCGGCGCGCGTCGTCCGCCGCCAGAGCCAGCCCGGCATAGGCTTCATTGGCCCTTATTGCGCGCTTTTCCACCTCTTTCGTGGCATCGGCGGCCTCGACCATTGAGCCCACAAGGCCGATAGCCCCCGCGACATACGTCACACCCGCCACGGCCACACCCAGAGCCGGCAGGGTCACGCCCAGCGCCAGCGCCGCCAACCGCGCCGCGCCCATCACGCCCGTCAGCCCCACCAGGGCGCCAGAGAGATACGTGATCGCCTGGGTCATCTCCGGATGCTTGTAAACAAAATCCGATATCGACGCGGTCAGGTTGCGCAGAAATTTTGTGGCGTCACCCAGTGGGGCGAGCAGCGTATTGCCAATGCGAATACCCAGCTCCGAGACGGCGTTGCCAAGCAGTTGGATTTCGTTTTTGGTCGTGGCGGCTTTGGCTTCGAACTCTTTTTGGGCAGAGCCAAGATATTTCGTCCTATCCGCGACGAGATCAAGCTCATTTCGGTACTCATCCATGGCGCCGACGAGGATAGATATTGTATCGCTATGCTCCATCCCGAACAGATTTGTTAGCAGTCCACCACGCTTGGATTTATCAACATTTTCAATAGCTTCGAAAAAATCCAATAGCGCGGCCTGAGCATCTTTGCGAATTGATTCCTCAAGTTGTCCCGCATCGATCCTAAGTTCTTTAAGTGCTTCTTTGAACTTTTTAGACCCGGCAGTGGCATTTTGAAGTTTCTGGAGCATGGCATTGATAGCCGTCCCAGCGATTTCAGGCGCTTGCCCAAGCGAAATTAGCGTTGCAGACAGGGCAGACGCTTGTTCTGCCGTTAGACCGAATTGATTTGCAACGCCACCTATGCGCCGCAATGCATTGATAATTTCAGAAGCCTTTGATGCGGAGTTGTTCGACAGGTGGTTGATTGCATCACCAAGCTCTTCCATCTGATCCATTGTCATATGAAAGATGTTCGCGATTTTTCCCATTGACTCACCAGCCGCGTCCGCTGGCAGATCTAATGCGACAGCCAGTTTGGCCACGATCTCCGTGAATCGGGTGAGGTCACGCTCAGCGATGCCCATCTGACCACCGGCGGCGGTGATTTGGGCCAGGGCTGTGGCCGCCAATGGGATGCGGCGAGACATGAGGAGAAGATCATCGGAGAGCTGGGCAAGCCCAGTGGGTTCCTCAAAATCCACGACTTTTTTGACGTCGGCCATGGCCGCTTCAAACTCGATGGCGGCTTTGACGGGTAACACAATCCCGGACAGGGCGGCGGCCAGTCCGAGCGCCTGTCCGGCGGCATCGGCGAGAGATTGCACCAGTATCCGGCCATCACCACCAGCGGACGCCAGAGAACGGGACGCCCGCGCGGTCTGCGAGCTGATTTGATCCACGGCACCCCGATGCGCGCCCGCAGCTTGGCGCAGGCCGGACAAATACTGATCCAAGCGCAAGCGCAGCGTCACACCGAATTGGATTTCCTGGGTGCTCATTTTTTATCCATCTCCAAGAGCGCATCGACTGCCGTGAGAAACCGCCCCCATGGCCAGCCCCACACATCCACGTGCAGGCGAGCGATGACCGATATGACCACGCCATGGAAGACCGCTATCTCCGCATCAGCTCCTGGAGATACGCTTCCACGCGCTCTTTTTGGACGAAAAAATCAGGGTTAAACGCCCGGGCTGTCTGGGCAATGCGCTCCAGGTCACCAACATCGATACACCGTATTTCTTCCGGGGTCAGGTCTGTCAGCGTCAGCAGGTCGGAGAGCGTGGCCCCAGTGGTCACGTTGAACCAGCCATCCAACTCACGGTCGAACGATCCGCCTTCCGTGGCCTTGTTACGCTCCAGCATATCGGCGATATCGCCCACGGTGGCGCGATGCACCTTGACTGTGCGGTCATCTGGCAGGACTACCATCTGGAAACGATCCATCTATGTACTCCTCCTAAGCAGCGGGTCGTTGGATGCGCATAAACTGGCTGATGCCGGCGCCTGTCTTCGAGTCGTCCTTGATCATGTCGCCTTCCAGCTCGATCTTGGCGTAATCCGGACCGAGCAACGCTAGGTTCTTGGTCGGCCCAAACCGCACCCGGTAGACATCCACCAGGTTGACCGCGCTGCCTTCGGCCAAATTCTTGCCGGACAGATAGATAGTCATCTCCTGACCTGAATTTGTCAGCGCCTCCAGCACGTCGGCGGCGCCATGGCTGTAATCCACCAGAATTTCAGACCCATCCGGAATCGTGGAATCCTCCGGGATCAGCAGGCCGCCAGCCTCGATCTCGTAATCGGTGCCCTCGACATAAGTCACATCGCCGGTGGCATTGGTCACGGTCGTGATGGCGGATGGAGCCTGTGCCAAACGCACCACGCCATCCAGCCAGGCGGTGTGCGATTCGTCGGTCACGCTGCCTGACGGGACCGATTGCGCATCTCCGTACAGCGCCAGCGCCATGTTCTCCTGTGTCCAGTCGTCCAGGGTCAACTTCAGCATGGCCTTTTTCACACGGCGCACCGAGTTATAAAGCCCACCACCGGGGCGGAAACTTTCAAGTTCCTTGACTTCTTCCGTTATTTCAACCTGCATTTGCGGGCAGTTTCCAACCCGGCGCAACCGGCCCCCGGCAAACGGACGGAGATACAAATCTCCCTCGCCCATAAACGTGTAGCGTTCCATCTGTTATCCCCCGCGAGGCATTATGCTCGCTTTGTAACGGTGAACTCGGTCGCGAACCGTACCGGGAAATAGCCCCGCCCCCGTGCGTATTCTGGTCTGCCCTGGGATTGCGCGAGGTACAACGCCTTCACGCCTAGGTCAGGCTCCAACCCCAGCAGCGCGCCGTGGACGCGCGCAATCAGTGGTCCGGCGGTATCGCGGGCGTTTTGATCCCCGGCGTTACTCGCGCCACGCGCCACGATCACGACGGTCCAGTGCTGCTGGATCAGTTGAGAGCCACGGATATTCGCGCGCGGACCCTGAAGCGGTGAATCCCCTGAGAAAACAACGAACGCGGCGGGTATCGGGGCACTGCTGTCAAACACCCGATCCATATCTCCCGTGCCGGTCACCAAACGCAGCTCCGGGATCTGCTCCCGCAGGCGCTGGATGATGATCGGCTCCAGGAAAAAATGATTATCGATCATGCCGTCTCCAGGAAAGTGCGGATGATCCCGGTGATCGAGGCGCGGTCCTCGGCGCTGAAGACGCCCGCTTCCGGATCGGAGAGCAGCAGGCCACGGCGGGGTATCTTGCGCGTTCCGAACTCATGATAAGCGGCGTACTCGACTCCGAATCCAACCGTAACGAAATCCCGCCCGGAGTGCGCGTTTAGAGACCCCATCATCACCCCGGTATCCCGCAGGATATGGACACCATCACGCCCACGGCGTCGTGATTTGATGGTAGACGGCGCCAGTGGAGCCCACGGTCTGCGGTCTGGGTCCATCTGCCCTTGGACACTGCGCTGGCCGACGTTGGACAGCAGCGCCGCGCCAATGGCTCCCATCGCCTCGCTGGCGTCCCGTCCCGCACTGGTCAGGCGGCGGAGCATATCCGTGACGGCCTGGTCGTGGACTTCAACGCTGATTCCATCGACGCTGGGCATCAGGGCATCCTCGCCAGCAGGCTATCCGTGAAAATGCGGGGGCGCGATTTCACCACCATGCCGGGCGCCGTGACGGCGGCCTCTTCCTCTTCGATCAGTCCCAGGGAGGCGCGGCCATCAGCCAAATCCCGCAGAAATCGCATGGCGTCATCGTAGTCAGCGCGGATGCGATCCGTAGCGTTTTCTGCGTTGATCCGGTAGCGCACGATGGAGCACGCTGCCTGCCGTAGCGAGTCCGGCACGCTGGGCAAAGGGAGCGCCACACGTTTGCCGATATATGCGTCGATCAATCCCACGGCGTCGGCGATTGCCTGTTCAATCACGCCGTCGTCTGGGCTCCCGTCGCCGTTGCGGTCCGTCTGCCAGAGGAGGACTTCGTCTTCGCCGTAGCGCTGTGTGAGGTCGTCTTGAGTGCAATACATCGCATTTACCGTTGAAATACTGGCAATTCGGATCAAAATCCGATATTGTCGCTAATTTCGAATATCATGTCTCGCCCATGTCAAATCCGACGGATCACGCTGTTCACGATCTGTCCGGCCCTGGCGGTGCCATGTTTGACCTCCAAATCGCCTCGCAGATAGTCAATCGTCATGCTCAATGGTTTTTTCCTGCTTGTCAGATCACTATCCACGTACACCGTGCCGTCAGCCTCAATCCGCACGGACTGACGGCAGTCGTCCAAATATTTCTGGGCAGCGGAAAACACTGCTTCTAGATGCATTTGACTGGTCATCTGCGTCCAATCTCGCTCGTATCCTCACCCGCATCGCGGCGGCTGTGCATCGGGTGGGCTTCAAGGCGTGATACACGTTGTTCCAAGGCGCCCAGCCGTTGATCCCGCAAGGCGAAGTCGCGTTTGGCGTCGTCTCCCCGGTAGCGGTCGCCCGTTTTTTCGTCCAATCGGCGGGTCAGCTCCGCGACCTGCACCTGCAACACGCTGATCTGCTGGCTAAAATCCAGCACAGCGCCACCCACCCACAGAAGTGCGGCCAGTATCAATCCACCCAGCACCGTGTGTATGTGGCGCTCGGTCGTGGTGCTCACGTCAGGCCTCCATCGTCCCGACCCTCTTTCAGAATGATCCCCATCACGGCGCACAGGGCGGCCCCCGCACCGATGATCACATCCGCCTCATCGGTGGTGAAGCCCATCAGTCCCACCAACGCGGCGGAAATACTGGCCCAGCTCGACGGCTCGGAAAAACGCTGCAAAATACTACGCATCAGTACCCCCATATAACCTGGGCTGGTTTGGACGGGTCAGCATCCACATGGATAAATTTTCGCTTGGAATCGATCCCGACGCGGGTGAACCCGACGTTCAGCAGCGCCTCCAGGATCAAGAACCCATCGTGGCCGTTGCGGAATACGATATCCGCCGCCCAGCCGTGGGCGTGGGCGCTGTCGGGTACACCCCCCACACGCCGGTTATGATCAGGGCAGCGATAGCCGCTGGTGATCACAAACGGCACCGAAGCACGGTCGCGCGCATGGTCCAGACGAGTGATGAATTCTGTGCGGATTTTGTTGGTGCCGCACCCGCACTTGCAGGCAAATTCTGCATTGATAAAATGTTTGCTCATCAGACCACCCTCAACCGGCGTACCGCTTCTGGACGTGTCACAACAGGAAGAATACTCGTCTCCACACGGCAGATATTGGCTGGGGGATCACGCTCATCCCACGAGTCCACGTACCATCGCTGAGATTTCAGCCCTTGTGGCGTCTCCACCGGACCGGCGATCAGTTGGAATTTGGCAGCATCGGACAGAATCAGCAGCTCGTTTTCCGCCAAGAACAGGTGGTCGTTTCCGCCAAAATCGGCGTAGACGTGCGGGTGCTTGCGGATCGACACGCCGCTGATGGGACGCAGCTCGCCACTTTCGAGCAGGGTGACGGCGGCCTGGGTTCCCTGCATCATCTCCAAAATCTTAGGATTGCGGCGGATAATCTTGTAAGCTTCCGTCCCCGCATAAACACTGAGCACGCCCGGGTCACCGCCCAGAGCACGTCCGATCACCGTACCGAGATCGTCAAAAACATCGATGGGATCGTCCCCCCCATCAGCGGGAGCGTTGGTGAAATCAACCTCATCAATGGCCGGGACATCGTACGTGGCCAGGACATTCCCTTTGCCATCCGTGACCTGGCCCTGGCACCCACGTATGGCCATATATTCCAGCGTGCGATCGAAGCGCGCGCGGACGGTGTCCATCTTGCGGTTGTAAACCTGCTGTTGCGTGCGCTGCCCCATTGATCCAGGTTGACGCAACCCGATCAAATCCACGGCAGCGACTGTGAAATGCTCGGTGAAGCGGGGGAGACTGATCGTCTTGCCGCTTTCTGCCCCATCCGGAGCCCGCAGGGACTTCGCCCCATGAGACACGACGACGGCCAGCCCTTCTGGGTCGGTGACGACGTCGATTTGCCCGTATGGGATGCCCCACTGGACGAAACTGGTGAAGTGCCGGTCCACGATGGGGGTCTTTACCGGGCGGCGCTTGTCGATCACGCCGCTCAATACTGTGGAACTGAATGGAATGCTCATTCAACGCCATCCTCAATGATCAGCCCGCCGATCATCCTGCCGGGCACGTTGTAGCGGGGGGGCAGTCCCACCAACTTTTCCCGCAACACCGCGCCGGTCTGCACGACGGGGAACGTCGGATATTCACCGGCCCCGGTGACCACACCGTTGCAAAACAGCACGCCAGCCACGCGGGCCACGCTGCGCTGATAGCGGACCGATATCGCCGCGCCGTTCGCGGGGGGAGACTCGAAAACGACCTGATCCACGCCGTCCGTACCAGTGCCAGCGGAGACCGTGACCAGCGGGTCAAGCCCCCCCGCCACGAAAGCCAAAATTGTGTCCGGATCGACGGAGTCGTGATCCAGGTCAAACGCCGTGGCGGCGCCGTCTCCGGACAGGGCGACGGTATGAACGGTCTCATCAAGTGCGGCCCAACGGCCCGTGGCGGTGGACATCCCCAGAAGTTGCCCCAGGGCCAACGTTTGGTTTTCATCGATGGGGCGGTCGGCGAAATAATGCCCGTCTCCGGAGAGAATGGACGAGGGGTAGACCGGCCCCTGAATCGTTTCCTGAATGAATTGAGGCATGGTTTATCTCGATTCCAAAATCTTCAGATTGTTGCCATTCCGCCGGAGGCAGCCACCTCGCGGCGTTTTTTTATGGCCTTTTACGCGGGCCAATCGTCGATCAGTTTCTGTTCCATCTTGGCGGCATCGCGGCCCTCCACGGCCTGCTCGCTGAAGAGCGTGGAGGCGGCATCCACGGCGGGACGCATGGCGCGCATATCCTTTACCACCGCCAAAAATGACGACTCGGACAGCTCCAGATACGGCTTGGCCGCATCGGCGGAAAACTCACGCCCAACATCATGGAAGAGCTGACGAATTTCCGCTTCGCGGCGCTGCTGCTTGTCGGCCAGCATTTGTTCGCGCAGCGCTTTCATTTCTGCCCGCAGAGTCGCGTTTTCCTCGGTGAATTTTTCAAGCTCCGCCGTAACGCTCTGATCCGGCACACGGCTACTGCCCGGCCGGGTGGAAGCGTCGGATTGCATGGCCATTTCTTCCTGCTCCTGATCCTGATCCGCCATCACCGTGGCGGAGGTATTGATATCTGCCCCCACCGGGACGAAAGAGACCTCGCGGATCACCGAATCACGGAATATCGTCCCTGGTCCCTGGAACGCCTGGCCGTTGATCTCCACGGTTTTATTTTTTTGCACACGCTCCACTCTCCCAGGCTTGATCGAGACGGACATCTGCCATGGGAAGCCCTCGTCGGCCAACGCGGTCACCTCGGCGGCGGCGGTGGTCCGTTTGGACAGGGCCCCGGAAATCCGGAGCCCATCCTGTCCAACAGAGGAGGAGGTCAGGAAACCCACGATCTTGGCGGGATCGTGGCCAAGTAGGATTGGCAGCCGTGATGGGACGGTCGTTGAGCTTAAGTCAAAGATCAGATTCCCCCATTTCCAGTGCTGCTGGATCACGCGTCCAGAATAGGCGACGCCAGAAAACGTCCGGGCATCGCCCTCCTTGGGCGTGGGAATGGCAACGGGAGAATCTGCAAACGAGAACCGATAGGTTTCGTTGGGAGAACGGTGCTTTTTGTCCATGCCGATTAGGATGGCAGGACAGCTCGAATTGATCAACCGGATATATTCGACAAGCCACGACAATCCGCGACGTTCCACGACATTCTGCGAACCAAAATTTTTATCAAGGGTTTCCAGGAAATTATCCCCCGGGCGGGATGCTCTGGAGAGAGCCAGGATGGAATAGTCGATTTTTTTTGAATCACCCATCCATTCCTGGATTGCAGCGTTCATGGCGTCACCTACG